CCGCCTTTACCAGCAACACCAGGTTCTCCTTTGGGACCAGTGGAACCTTTGGCGCCATTAGCACCTTTAGGGCCAGCAAGACCGTCTTGACCTTTTTCTCCTTTGTCTCCGCCTTTACCGGCGGCACCAGGTTCACCTTTAGGACCAGTAGCTCCTTTAGCACCAGTAGTGCCCTTAGCACCAGTGGCGCCCTTAGCACCAGCATTTCCTTTGGGGCCAGCTTCTCCTTTAGAGCCAGCTTCCCCTTTGTCTCCGCCTTTGCCAGCAGCACCAGTAGAGCCTTTGGCACCAGTGGCGCCCTTGGCACCAGCGGTGCCTTTAGCACCAGGAGCTCCTTTGGGACCAGCAATGCCATCCTGACCTTTTTCTCCTTTATCACCAGGAGCCCCTTTGTCACCGCCTTTACCGGTAGCACCAGGAGCTCCTTTGGGACCAACGTCTCCTTTGGGACCAGTGGTACCTTTCGCACCAGCACCGGTATCACCCTTGGCGCCAGTCTCTCCTTTGTCTCCGCCTTTACCGGCGACCCCAGGTTCTCCCTTGGGACCAGTGGAACCTTTGGCGCCATTAGCACCTTTAGGGCCAGCAAGACCGTCTTGACCTTTTTCTCCTTTGTCTCCGCCTTTACCAGCAACACCAGGTTCTCCTTTGGGACCAGTGGAACCTTTGGCGCCATTAGCACCTTTAGGGCCAGCAAGACCGTCTTGACCTTTTTCTCCTTTGTCTCCGCCTTTACCGGCGACCCCAGGTTCTCCCTTGGGACCAGTAGCTCCTTTAGCACCAGTAGTGCCCTTAGCACCAGCGGTACCCTTGGTACCAGCGCCAGTGTCTCCCTTGGGGCCGGTGTTTCCTTTAGCACCAGTATCTCCTTTACCTGCAAGGCCTTTCTGGCCTTTAGGGCCAGCATCGCCCTTGCTCCCCTTGGTGCCAGGTGAGCCAGGGAGCTGTTGAACCCCATTGTTGGTAATTTCTACGACAAGGGGTCCAGGTAGGGTAATTTCAACTTCTCCAGCCATTTTAGTTTGCAGTAATATCTTGAGTTACAGTGAATTGACCATACAAGTATGTAGTCACGGTATCTGGGTTAGGGGTTGGGTTTGTAGCCTGAATTTCGTAAACATAGGTTCCTGCGTTTACGAGCATGTTTGCGGCACTAATGGTAACAGTAAGAACACCGAGGTTTGTTGCGGTAATTGTAATGTTTGTGCTAAGAATAACTAGTGGTCCATTATCATATTCTCGTACCTCCATTTTCCAAGTGTAAACACTTAGGTCAACAGCGTTACCATCTACATCAGCAATGGTAGAGGTAAGCACAAACGTGTCACCTCGCCAACATACAATATCAACCCTGGTTGCTATGCTTACGTTTGCGACGACATTACAATTATTAGAACTAGATGACATACTACAAATTTACTTCTTTAATTACAGCATAAGTTCGGCGATATCTTCTGCATCGCGCAGGTCTTCGGGGCCCAGTTCAGCACGCTCTCCTTTACGCTGGGCGATGAGTTTAGACTGAGCCTGGGCTTGCTTACCTATCCTAGCGTCCTTCCTGTTTTCCTTCATCTCCTCATTGGCCTCCTGAAGTTGGGTGCGTGTGGACTCAACACCCATAACAGCTTGATTTTTAAGCGCCTGCAGCTCCATATCGTAAGAGTGCTGAAGCTCCATAAGCTGGGCTTTTGCCTGAGTCTCTAGCTGGATGCGTTGCGCCTCTAGCTGAGCCTTTAACTGCTCGGCCTGCATATTAGCCTGCGCGGCAACTTGAGCCGCTTGGCCATTAGCCTGTGCCGTAAGCTGCGCCTGCTGTGATGCCTCTTCCATCTTTAACTTCATACGCTTTTTGCGGCGTACCACAAGCAATCTCTCGGCCTGCTCGGGGTCTTTTAGCTGTCGGATTGCGATGGCATCCTCCAGGTCAATCTCTTTTTGAGATAGCGCCATGTTGATGTTCTGCTCTAGGTATACCTTGGCGCGGTCGTCCATCTCCCCCATTACGATAACGCCGAAGTTGTACATCGACAGGTTATCAAAGGAACTTAGAACAGCCATATTGGTCTCGCCGATGGCATTGGTATAAACCTTGTATATAACGCTCTTTGGAGGTATCACCTGTAGGCAGCGTACTATGTCGTCACAAACCTTCTTATATAGCACCTTAGCGGCATGTGTGATGTCGTAGGTAGCGTTGTTAGAGGCGGCGATAGCCTGCTCCCTTACTCCTACCAACGCATCGCCCTTTGGGGTGCTCGCGTCTACCACTTCGTTGATGCCCGTGGCATCACGAATCATACGCAGGTAGTGGTTGTAAAGTGAAACTAGTTCCTGGATGTTACGGATAGAGTTTCCAATCTCTTTAATCGGTGGGTTCTGAAAACCACCTTCTGGATTCTTAGAGCGGTAGTAGAATACACCCGTCTGTTCGTAGATATCTTGAATCTCTAGTGGCTGTAGCTCTCCGCCGCGTCCTAGCTGTACGTTCTCAAGTCCCTCGATGTCGATAATCAATCCATCAGGCTTTGCCTTGGCGATAGACTGCTGAATCTTCAGGTGTGTGATTTGCAGCATGTCCCCGAATCCGATGACGCTAGAGACCATCGACTTTGGAATCATACCACGCAGGTTCGTTGCTGAGGCAGAATATGAGAGGCGTGCGCGGGCAATGTCGTGGGCGTTCTTAGGAATGTTTTTCTGCACCCCATAGTTGAACAGCATATCTGTTCCTACAATAAGAATCCCTCCGTATACCGTTGCGTTCTTCATATACACCGCCTCGCGGTCGAACACCGACTGCTGGGGTGCGTTGTAGCTGTTGCCTTTGTGGTAGAACCCGATGTTGCCGAACTTGGAGGTCTTCTTCTCAAAGATTATATCGTCGACAGACATAAACTCAAAGTCCATAATCTGCACCTTGTAGTCGTCGTAGCCATAACGGTAACGGCTTCCCTGCGAGTCATAGTCAGCGCCTTGAGTGGTGTATCGAAGCGGGTCGTTTCCGTACTTGTTCATTACCGTGGAGGCAATCTTCTGATATTGCTCCTCGGTAAACTGGTTTCCCGCAAGCCTCTTCAACTCCATGATGGTAACGGTGCGGAAGTGCCCAGCGTATGTGAGGTCCGACAGGGTGGGGTCGTCGGTGTAGTTGTGGATGAAGTACACAGGGTCTACATACTGCTCTTTGATTCCGTAGTTGGGGTCGTTGGTTCTTTTAGTGATGGCGATACCGCAGGTCACCAGGTCCTCGATACAGCGGCGGTAGATGGCGTCGTCGAAGTCATTCCACGTGAGCGTCATCTCTGTTGCTAGCTGTGCGGCAATCTCGGCGTCTGTCTTTACGTTGGTGTCCAAGAAGATTTCTGTCTCCTCGGGGGTGTCCGGTAAAGAGTCTGGGTCTACACGCAGCGACAGCCCCAAAGACTTAGCCTCTTGAAGCATCGCCTTGTTCTCGACACGTAGGACGGCGGCGTTTTTCTTTTTGTCCTTCTCGCTTCTTGACAGAGGGTCAATCGCCTGCACCTGTGGGTATGGCTTGCGCGATAGGATTTTGTTTACGATAATCCTTACGAACTTCGGGATGATGGGCACGGGGGTGTAGTCCAATGTCAGCATCGCCCCGTCGGCGTTGTTAGCATCTAGGGAGCTAAGTATCTGTCGGTATATTGATGTGTTCTGCGTTCCCTGAGCGTAGTCTCGGTTGTTCTGCATCTCCTTAAACCGGCGTCCGTAGAGTGAGTTGTCGTAATCGACACCAATCCACTGGGCGTACATGGCCTTAGCGTACTGAAGGCCATAGGATTGCTTCATCTTTTCCTCAGTACTCGCTAACGGGTCTGGGTATGAAGACTGGCCTTTTGATGTATAATCTCTCTGCATAATCCACTACGGGCTAATATGCAAATATACTTATATGATTTAGCGTAAGATGACCCGACCGGGCCTAAAGAATTTCTTGACGTTAAAGTCTGTTTTCTCCTTTTTTATCGTGGTGCCTTGCGCTGCTAAAAGCGCAAGACCGCTAGATATTGATAAGTCAAATGCAGTTCGGTCGTCTACCTTAAAGCCAATCCAATCCTCAAGGGTCCTTTCAAAGTACATCTTTCCAAACTCTCCAGTCTCCTCGTTCCTGCCCACGTGGAAGTGGATGTATGCCTCAATCGCCTGGGCGTGAGCCTGTATGATGTCCTGTGAGTTAGAGGGGATGCCTTTTGTCTTGGTGCTGCTGCCGTATCCGGAGCCCAGGTGCTCAGGGCGGTTTAGCAGATAGTTGTCGTATCCGCGCTGCTCGAAGTACCTGGCGATGCCGTACTTGTTGTTCTCGATAAGGATGCTATAGCCGTAGAACTTGGCGGCCATCAGAATATCCTCGTAGAATATTTTAGCCAGCGGGGGGCGAGAGGCATACTCTGCAACGAACATATTCGCGGGATGCAGCAGGTTGAACTTGTTGTATAGATGGCACGCGCCTTTAGAGCCGCGGCCATCCACCGTGGCGTCGATGTCATAGGAGTCTACTCCTCCCACGCCAAGCCAATTGTTCTGCGGCCCTGATTTGTTACGAAGCTCAAAGGGGGGCATCCATGTGACACGCCACCTGCCGTTGGCATCGGGCTTAAAATACACCTCGGTATCTTGCTGCCCGTCCTTCCATACGAAGTTACCCTGTAGCACAGGATTGGGGTACAGCTCTTGGTTGTACTGCACCTGCTCGTAAATCTTTTGCACGTTAAAGACCGATGACTTAGCGCTGTCCCTAAAGGCTTCCGCTTCGCTAAAGGGAAACTGGCGTATCACCTCGTTGAGTTCGTAGCTGTCGTCCACTAGCGCCTTCCTCTCGTTTTTCAGAAATGTCTTGGCGCCGATGACAATATCGTTACCGTCGATGCCCTCCATCGTAGATTCCGGGTCATCTATCACCGCCTTTCCGTGCACATCGAAGAAGCCCTCCAACGCCTCGTAGGCTGGGATGAACAGCTTATAGAGCCCGCTCTTTGTCCTGCCGTTTTCGTTTCTTATGGTGGTGTCGCTGTTAATCACAAGGTCTCGGAACTGGCGACCTCCTTTGTCGAGGGGGTTGACGGTGCTTCCCACGATAGCCTTGCCCACGATGTTCCTACCCACAAGAAGGCAGGTGCGGTGGATGCGCCACGACTCCCTTATATCGGTAGGCTTTTCCCACTTGCCCGCTTCGTCCATGTAGAGGATGTGCAGCTTCTCTCCGTCATAGGCGTTGTTGGTGGTGTTCTTCCAGTTGATGACCGTGTTGAGTGCATCGCCACGGGTGGCGGTCTTCACCTTCTTGGTGATGCGCTTCGAGGGCTCTCGGAAGGCGAGTTCCATCCGAGGGTTTGTCGTTCCATCCTGGATGGGCTTGAAGAAGAACGGCAGAGACTTGTATATCGGCATCACCTTCTTCATAAAGATGTTCTCCTGCGCGTCGCCCCCTGTCTTGGACATAATGCCCAACAGCTTCTCCTTTACCTGCGACCCCTCGTTTACCAGCACCGAAGACGTCATCTGCGTGTATCCCGAGCGGCGGCATTTTACATACACCTGCCCTAGGCATCGGCTGTCGACACTACAGGCCTCTAAGTGAGTAAACAGAAGCCTTTGGAACTCCAGGAACTTAGGATACCCGATGTCAATCTTAGACCACTGCAGGAAGAAGTAGTGGTTGCCGGTGATGTATGTGGGCACACCCTTGTTATAGAACCACAGCCCCTTGCGGCGGCGCTCAAACTCCTGCGAGATATATGCGGTGTACCTCTTTCGAAATTCCTCGGGTATCGCCATCCACTCGTCCATTCCCTTTATGCGCTGCAGCTCTTCGGGCATCTCCTGCCTTGTCCAAAACTGTTCGCTATGGGGTTTGTCGTAGAATAGGATTTTTTTCTTGATGGGCCTTACCGGCAGCTGTATGGGTAAATCGCCAATAACCTCGATATCACCGCTAGTGCTATCGTGGCATATATTGACTACAAACCCATTGAAGTCAGCATGCGTTACCAGTCCAGCCATTGTCTATGGCTTTTCGGCGGGGCGATTGGTGACGTATACGAACACCCAGTTTTCACCGAGAGTATTGCTCTGCGAACCCACCGGAGTAGTCTTTTTGTTCTGTGATTTCCCCATGTTCGTGAAGTTGATTTATGAGGGTCTGAAGCCTCTCTCTTTCTATAATAAGCTCTTTGGCGTCTATGGCCGTTTGCTTTATCGACTGCAGCTCCGCCTTTCTCTGTGAGCCGGAAAGCTCTTGGTCCACCGGCTTCTGAATCTCCTGAATCATATTCTCGATGGCTATTTCCATTGCAGCGATAAGCCTATTGGCGGTGCCGATGTTATCAAAGCTGTTCTTGGACTTGCGCATATATGTGTACTAGTAAAACTCGGTATAGCACCTCACCGTCTACCTCCATGGAGTAGTCGGCGTTCTTTTGTATGAACACCTTGTCTCCGGGGTGCAGGCCAAGCTCCTCAAGCTTGGCTGACGGGTACCTGATGTATCCGTACTGGTTGTAGGTCTTTTTCTCCTGTATTATCTCAAGGACGTCGCTTTGTAGCTCGTCCTCCTGCGGTGCTGGTGTCAGGAATATCCATTCTCCAAGCAGGCGTATCTCTTGCGTCTTCTTGCACTTGTAGGCATAGGCCTGACAGCTATGGGGGTCGTATCCGCCGTCCCACCGTACGTAGTACAGGTCTTCGTTTCCGTATATAAACTGCCCGCGGCGTAGTTTGGCATCTTTTAGCTGTTGGTTGCCGTAAACCATGTGGTTGCCGCCTATCACCACGTGATGGTGGAAGTACAGGGTGTCTCCCACATTTACCCCCGTTTTATACAGCTCGGGGACTCCCATCACCTCGCCTTCGTGGGCTCGGTGTGCGAACTCGTCAAACCTACTGTCGAGGTACATCTCTTGACCTGCTATCTCGATGGTATCTTTTGTCGCCTTTGGTACTTTGACTATAAAAAATCTAATTGGCTTCATCAAAAATCACAATCATGTTCAATTAAACAAGGCATTTCGTCAATGGTCTTCCATAGCATGATGCCCTTATCCTTGGTGTAAATATAGATAAGATATCTGCGAATTCCATTTATTGAAAGCGCTCGCTCATCTTGAACGATTGAGTCGACTACTGCTTCTCCAGTCTTTTGCCCGACGAAGTACGCCATGGCATCCTTGGGGTTTTGCCCCACGATAATTTTTCTAATAAGTTCCATTTAATTTCCATTATTTTTTTAGCCAGTATTCAATTGAGTCTGTCGGCAGGTCGTCGTCGTCATCCTGTGAGACAAAGTTATGCGCTACTACGTTAAACATCATGCTTAGCTCGTCGGGGTCTTCTGCGCTGTGTCCCGCTATAAACTCATATTTTGCCGATTCTACGTCTTGGTCTTCATCACAGACTAGGCCAAAGCAGTAGGTAGCCATAAAGTCTTCCTCTAGCTTGTTTGCTTTGATTACCTCAAAGATTTCGTCAATCTTCTCCCTTATGTGGATAAAGAGTTCTACGCGCTTTTCTATGTTCATCGACTTACGTTACTGCGTTTCCTAGGTTGGTTACGGTAAAACTAGTCTGTTTTGTTAGTGTCGCGGCAGTTGTAGAGGAAACCCTTAATGCAATATCTTTTGGTGCGGTAGTCACGTATAGGTAGTAAGTGAGATTGACCGTATAGGTACCAGCGGCTGTTGTGACGAGCTTGTTATTCATAAGAACCTCAGGACTTGCCGCGTCATTTAAGAATATTTGAGTCGTAATTGTCGGAGTTCCTGATGTTATGTATTCCACGGAAGCCTTAATCTCGTACATAGAAGCCACGCTCAGGCGAAGATTGTCTCGAATGCCCACTGCGTCAACGGTGGTGACACTAGCTGATGCGCCGCCAAATGCCACACAAGACGTTGCTGCGCTTGTAGAGCCTGTAGAAAGCTGACCGTTGGTCTCAGCAAACCCGACAAAGGTATTTGCGGTTCCTATTGATGATGTAGCCTCTGGACGTGCTAGAAATAGGTTTGGAACCACTGTTGCTCCTGAGTTCACCACGAAGTCAGAAAGGTCTACAAGGGTGATGTACTTGTAGGCGCTAGCGGACTGGTCGTATATGAGGAACTTATCGGTCGTTGCGGCTGTAGATTCGGTAAGCTGGGAAAGGGAGCTCGCTGCCAGTAGCCCTATAGTGCTACCTGTCGCTCCTACTGGGGAGTTTGCTGTTACCGATGTGGTTCCGATGGGGTTGGTGCTTAGGTTGCGCTGCACAAACACCCCCGTTGAGCTCAGCATAAGCGCTGAAACGTCGGTTGTAGAGGTGCTTACGGTGCCTGTGCACTTGAAGTCGCCGGTAGACTCCACC